CCTGCAGGTTAGAAATCTTTTCGTTGCAAAGATAATCTAAAACAGCTCTCGCATTTGCATTCTGGTTATCAATGATGTCTCTTGTGTTACTGTTCATGGTGTTCTGCAATGCACAGGTGTTCTGTGCCATATTGTAGTTCACGCCCTGGATAGCTTCCCGGGTCTCGCAGCAACAGTTCGCAAGCTGAGCCTGTAAAGCATTTGTATTCTGCATGTTTGCTACAGTATCAGCATTGATTGCCTGCTGGATTCCAAAGCCGGTCTGCATGATGTTTGTATTGATTCCGTTAAAACCGGTAAGCATACCGTTATTCATGGCATAGAATCCATCACACAGGCCACTATTGATTCCGTCAAGCTTGCTAATTACTGCGGAGTTATCGAATCCTCTCTGAATGTCCGCCTGAGTAGCTGCTGTGGCTGCATATCCGCCGCCGTTGCCATTATTGCCCCAGCCGTTGTTTCCCCATCCACAAAATACGAATAAGAAAAGCACGATAAGCCACCATGCACCATCTCCGCCAAACATGCCGTCATTATTTCTACCGTTTCCAGTAGCAGCGGCAATATCTGCTAAGCTATAATTTCCATCCATAATATAATCTCCTTTATTGTGTATTTACATCAATCTGGCCAGATTGTAATGTACTATTTCATTTCTTTCAACATGTGTTGAAACTGTCCCGCCATCTGCTGAACTTGATTAAGCTGTTGCTGAGAAATCTTCCCAGACTGTAACATCTTCTGGACTTCTTCCTTCGGGTCTCCCTTGAAATTCTGCTTAAACTGCATAAACTGCTGTATCATCTGCATTGGCCCGTTTCCCTGCAGCATCCCACCACCGAGGGTGTTAAATAATGGATTACTCATCTGCATTTCCTCCCTTGACCGCCGATTCCTGTGCGGTATTAGTTCTAACAGGTTCAGAAAAAGAATTTAATCGGTTTATGATAGCTTCGTATTTGCCCTTTAAATCGTCATATTCCTGTCTGGTGACGTATTTACTGTCCATATTTTGAACAGGCTGTTTAGGTGGCATCTGAGTGCCTACCTCGTGGTATTCAAACGTCCGTAATGGCTGTGGCATACCGGAAACGTCTGTGGATTTTATAAAGAATTTTTCACTTTCACTGTCCATCAGTAAAACACTTGTTCCGGGTGCTACCAGATAGGATTTTGCACCGACTTCGCCGGATACCCACAGGATACCATTATTATTCTGTTGGGGTTGCTGTACTGGTTGAGCTGGTATCTGGACAGGCTGTTGTTGGAACTGATTCATTTGCCCCGGAACACCAAAACTATATTGATAAGGATTGTTATATAATGCCATTTTACGCACCACCTTTCTGATTATATTTTTGCATAGATACATCAATCTAAAAAGTTCAAGAAAGTGTCAAAAAAGTATTGACATATCACCCACTGGGTGGTATTATAATATCAGAAAGAGGAACAAGAAATCAAGGAGGAAAAAGATATGAAAAAATATAATTTATCAGCAATCATGAAAAGGGCATGGGAGTTAGTTAAGAAAGCTGGAATGTCTATTTCCTCCGGTCTTAAGAAAGCATGGAAGGAAGTAAAAGGTATGTGTAAAGAATTACCAGAACTGGTTGGGAGTCCGAAACAGATTGCCTGGGCTGAGGATATTCGTAAGAAGATGATCGAGTATGGAAACAGTCTTGTTGAATATCACAGAGTTAATAGCCGCGTCAAAAGATTAGAAAGAGTAAAAAGAACCGTAAATATTTTATTCACCATTACAGAAGCAAGCTGGTTTATTAATCATCGCGAATACGCCATAGAACCAAGGAATCCGCACGACAGCTTATATGCAATACTCAGTAAAGAACGCGGTTGCTATTGTGAAGACTATTTCTATAGCATATTAAAACACTACAACGGAAAAGAAAAGAAAGGAGAAAAATAAAATGATTAAAAAATATGAATATGAAAAGTTTTTAGACATGGTAAAACAAGATCTTGAGGATCAGGAAAAGTCAAATCTTTTACTATTTCCAAATGATAAA